AGGATCAAATGAAGCCACAATAACAGTAACTAAGTTGGGTGAGATACAAGTTAAGGACGCTTTTGGTGGGGAATTAGTTATGTCTGATGGGGATATATATTTACAATCAACTAAGGAAATGCGTGTAAATGGAGCAAATTCCTCTATTGTTTATGTAAGTGATACCTCCCCTAGTGACCCTTATGAGGGAATGGTTTGGATAGATACTAGTGGGGATGTATAAGGAGGATAATAACAATGAATTCTCAGAGTGATGGAGCACATAGAATAAAGAAGATGGAATTTGAATTCCTAGGAAAGTCCTATAAGTTCTTATTTAACCCTGAAGAGTACGATCAAACTGAACCAAATAAAGTAACGGTAACCCAAACTAAGTATGGAGGATGGGCAGATGACTTTGGACCTGGGTTAGCTACCATTTCTTTTCAAGGTACTACTGGATTCAAAGGAACTAGCACAGACCCCACCACTGGATATAAAAAATATGTGGAATTAAGGGATCTTATTCGGGCGTATATGGCTAGGGCTAAGGCTGGAGAAGATGTAAGTGGGGCTAACCTAATTTTCCACAATTATACTGATGATGAGCACTGGATAGTTGTCCCTAAAACATTTAGCCTACTTAGGTCTATTAAGAGACCTTTGATGTACATGTATAATGTGGAATTATATTGTCTAGCTCCTGCTGATACTCCAGATAATGTAACCCCTTATTCATCTGAGATAAAAGACTATTACAGACTAACACAGTTGAGGTGATAACATGACTATAGAATATGCTGTTCCATGTACTGATTATATAGATGCGGTTGTGGACGACACAATGAGGGAAGATCTATATGATTCCTTATATAATTTAAGTTGTCTGCTTGGAGATATAAATGGTCAGTTATCCAAAGCTACTTGTCTTAGGCTTATTTCCAATTTTAGGGTAAAGAGTCCAGGCATTATAACGTCTGTACTTAACACAAATGTAACTTCAGATCAGTATAGTGCTGATCTACCTGTAGAATCATTCATCACAGTGATGCCATACTCTACTTATGTATTATATAACGAAATCTATAACTTAAACTCTTCCTTAGTGGTGACCTCTGATGAGCTAGGAGCAGATCAACTCACTAGCCCCTTGATGCAGGAGGGTATAGTTCCAGTAAATTCTGACTTGGAATCCGCCCTTTTTTCTTTATATCTGTCATTATATGATCTGTATTTACAGCTATCTAGCTACAAAACTGGATATTATATATCTTTTTCTGTATCAGATATTAAAAATATAGAAAGTAATGCCTCATGGATCTCATATAATTTAGATGGATTTGAGAATTATGATTTTATAACCATGATACGACATATCCAAAGGTTACTGAGTTTCGTATATAACAAGAAATTTCTATTTGCATAGGGGGTGATAAGCATGTCACAAACTCCATACGTGGTGGTTGCAGGGGACTACATGCAGTTGATAGCTCAAAAAACACTAGGGGACTCTAGTAGGTGGGGAGAAATTGTAGACCTTAATAATTTGTCCTACCCATATATAATTCCTAGGAATTCTTCCCCTATAGATGGGACGGTAACTATAGGTACAACGATATATATTCCTGTTGATGCCCCTATAACACTACCTGGAACTGATTGGGAAATTGATTCTGACCTATTCTTGTCTAGGGATTCTTCTAATCTGACTTCAGGGGCAGGGGCAGAATTAGAGACAGATGGAAATGGGGATCTAACCCTTATAACTGGGATAGCCTGTTTAGAACAAGACCTTATTAATAGATTAAGAACCCCCGTTGGTTCTCTGCCTTATCATCCAGAATATGGTAGTATATTACCAGAGATCATAGGTAAGAAGAATGATGATGGGTGGATTACTAAAGCTAGGATTGAAATATCCAAATGTCTGCAATCAGATGACAGGGTAATTAAGGTGCAGGATATACAGATAACTTCCTATATCTCCACTTTATCAATATCCTTTACGGTGGTAACCCCTAGTGGCTATTTTTCTTTTGGATATGTAATGGATTAGATAGGAGGAAACTTTAATGGCAGATATAAAGAAATTTAGAGACATATTGGGGGACATGGTTACCTGGGTAAAGGACCATAGTACCCTCACCAATTTTAGGGTAGGTAGTGCTATCAGGACCATTTTGGAAGCAGTATCCTTAGAATTTGAATCAATATACTTTTACCTAAGAGACCAATTTTCCCAAGCGGCTGATAATGCTGTGTATGATAGCTTTGGTTTTGCTAGGATTCCTGCTATATCAGCTTCTGGAAGCATAACTCTCATATTCAAGTCCCCTCTTACTCAGAAGCTATTTGTTCCGACAGGGACAAGATATTTTACAATTCCTTTACAAAATCAAGTGTTATACTTTTCCTCCATATCTGATGTATTTGCAGTAGAAGGAGACACCCAGTTAAGTGTACCTGTGGCTTGTGAGCAAGCAGGGGACGTAGGTAACGTACCAGCATATTCTATCAGACGGGCTGTACAGCCCAACGCCATAGTGCAGGACATCTATAACGTTGCTGAGTTTTTTAATGGGGCACCTGAAGAGACACCTTCTGACAGGAGTAAAAGATTTTCAGACTATATTGCTAGCCTAGCTAGGGGAACTATTCCTGCCATAGAATATGGAGTAGGACAAATACCAGGCATAGTGGGAGTAGATGTCACCGAGGGTTCAGGTGTCATTTATGTGTATGCCCACGATGCAAACGGAAATTTGGGTACTGACCTAATTCAAGCAATTGAGAACACTCTGTATGAGTATAAATGTGGGGGAATTAAAGCTATTATATCCCCAGTTACTATAAAATCTATAGACTTAAATCTAGATGTTACTTTAGCTACTGGGTTTGATCCTAACCAGTATAGTCAATCTATATCCCAATCCGTTATAGCTTTCTTAAACAACTTTAAGGTTGGTAAAGGTCTTACTCGGGCTGATCTAATCACATTTATAATGGGTATTGACCAAAGGGCTATTTTAAATGTTGACATAGGACTGAAGCAGGATATAACTGCCCTCCCGTATGAATTAATACGTGCAGGTAACGTTCAAGTTACTATAATGTAGGGAAGTGATATAGTGAGTATATTTGATAAACTATTGCCCATCTTTAACAGGAAGTCAACAGAAGATCTAGGGGCTATAATAACTTCCATAGATAACAAGACCACAGAACTGAATGCAAATGTGTCTGCCATGCAGAACGAGATACTTATTACTAAAGCTGATAGTGTATGGCTTGATGAATGGGGAAATAGATTTGGTGTATACAGACAAACTGGGGAACAGGATGACCCCTACCGCACCAGAATACTAAAATCTGTTACAAAGGATCGTAATTCCTCCAAGGCTTACGAATTATTAACTAAAGAAATATTAGGGGAAGACACGTGCGTTATCCCTTATGAAACCTACCATGACGTTTTTACCCTAAGTGGCTCTGCTTTAAGTGGACCACAAAAGTTTGAAGATGGAGAAAACTATACAGAAGGCGTAATGCACATCAAGGTGGATAAGCCTATCACTCAAGAGCTATTGGACGAAATAGAGAAAATAAGATCTGGTGGTATAAACGTAGTGTTTATCTATATTGGGGACATAGTTATAGATATGACTTCCATTGATGAAATCTATTCATAAGTTAGGAGTGAAACAATGACTATAGCACGTACAATAAGTTCTAGAATATCTAGAGCTTTAAATTTCTATAATTCTACTTCCATATATTTTGGTATAGGAAAGTCCTCTGCATGGACAGCTTCAGATTACCCTGATCCTGCTAGCGTACCTGCTGACCCTGAGAGTTCACCACCTAGTCCAGATATATCTAGCACCGATATAGTGGAACCCATTGGGTATAAACAAGTAACCACCAAATACTTAGTTATACCTTATCTGGGGGGAACTACTCTACCAACAGATATAATTATAGACTATGGAAGCACTAAATGGATAGTAGTAGATTCAGCAAATGCTCTCTCCAAACAGGCATTTTATGCCTATGTGGAGTGTGATATAGCTCCTGCTGATTTTGCTCTAGGACCATATAGACAAGTGGGAGTATTTAATTCCTTTGTGCCTAAAACAGCAGGAGAAATAATAGTGCCTGTTTCTGATGTAACTAATGTAGGCACTCTAGAGATTCTTGATAACAGAGTGTCAATCACTAGGCAAACAGGGGTTACGGAAAAATTAAGTTATGTACTAAAGTTTTAAGGGGGCGGTTAAATGTCTATAGATATTAGCACTAATCCATATTTTGATGACTATGATCCAAGTAAACAGTATACACAGATTATAGGCAATCCAGGTAGAGGATTCCAAGCTAGGGAGTTTACCCAAGCACAGACTTTATTAAAAGACCTAATCAAAAGATTATCTGACTCCTTCTATAAAGATGGGGACTTAATCTCTGGTATGGACTTTAATATAGACTCCACTAATAAGAAAATTACTGTTCATGATGGGATGATATATCTAGAAGGTAAAGTTTTAATATTCAAGCAACAGCAAATAGGTTTTTCTGGGGTAGGGGTAGAGAATGTAGGGGTGAAAGTGGTAGATAGCATAATCACCTCTGATACAGATAGTTCTTTACTTGATCCTGCTTTAGGGGTAGCCAACACTGGCAAGCAAGGAGCAGACCGTATACAGTCAGTTCCTATCATTGTAATAAACGATGATAAAGCGTCTACTATTTATGAATTTGTAGACGGTCTCCTTCAAACCCAAGTATCCACCCCACAAGCAGATAAACTCATGGAGACTCTAGCCAAGAGAACCTACGAAGAATCTGGTAACTATAGAGTATCAGGTTATGAGCTTACAGTTCAACCCTATGATGCAAACAATGTACAGGTAGTAATTGAACCAGGTATTGCCTATGTGGATGGGTATCGCATAATGAGACCTACCCCACTCAAAAAGGTGGTACCCATGTCTAAGGACATACGTTCTATACAGAATGAGCCTAAAACTTATGTTAACGGAACTTCCGCATACAAACTAAATAATCAGCCTGTTTCTGCTATAGACCGAGTTGTAGCTGAAATACAAAAATCAGCTACTATCACTAGAGGTGCAGTAGTAAATGGTATGGACGCACTTCCTAACTCATCTGTAGTTAGTATAGTATCCGTTGTTCAGGGTGCTACCACTTATGTATCTGGGACAGATTATCAATTAACTACTGACAGTGTGGACTGGGCACTAGGTGGTGCAGAACCTGCGGTAGGTACTACGTATACCGTAGTGTACAATTACAATAAGACTATGGTATCCGGTACTGATTATCAACTTTCATCTTCCACCGATATTTGGGGTAATGAAAGTGATACAATCACTTTTCTAAGTGGGGACACACCAGTAAATAACACTTCCTTCAATGTGGACTACAGTTTCTTCCTAGCTAGATATGATTTATTTAGC